GGTAATCCTGACCACTTTTGTTTCTTAGGCATAGCGTTGCGCAAGGGGCATTTGAAACGAAACAATATTGCGCAGCAGTAAAATAAGGAAAAACGAGTTATGGCAACACAGGCAGAATTAGCGGCGCATCTTGGTGTTTCTGCCAAGTATATCAACGACTTAATCGGCAAGGGCGTGATCAAACGCCAAGACAAAGGCAAGTATGACCTAGATGAGTGCCGCAAGCAGTATATCTCACACATCCGTGAACAGGCCGCTGGCAGGGCATCGGCGGGTGAACTGGTCTTGGCTGATGAGCGCGCGCGTTTGGCTAAAGAGCAAGCTGATGCTAAGGAAATGGAGAACGCTGTTGAGCGTGGTGATCTGGTTTACATCGAAGATGTGGCAAAGCAGATCGAAAATCAGTTGACCAAGGTGCGCACAAGATTGCTTAGTGTTCCAACTAAGGTCGCGCCAGAGGCTCATGCCTGCGCATCGGTGCGTGAAGTGCAGAACGTAATTGAATTAGCTATAACAGAGGCATTGAATGAACTGGTCGGATACAGTCAGGACACAGCAAGCGAAGAGGCTTGATGCGCGACTGTTCGAGGCAGTCAGGACATCACTCAAGCCACCACCTAAGCTGACTGTCAGCCAGTGGGCTGATCGGTTTCGGCAACTGTCCAGTGAAAGCAGTGCAGAGGCGGGCAAATGGTCAACCAGCCGTGCAGAGTATCAGCGCGGCATGATGGATGCTGTCAGTGATCCGAATATAGAAACAGTTGTGCTGATGACGGGTGCGCAGATCGGCAAGACTGAACTGATCAACAATGTTGTGGGCTATCATATCCATCAAGACCCTGCGCCAATGCTTGTGGTTCAGCCTACGCTTGAGATGGCCCAAACATGGTCAAAGGATAGGCTTGCGCCTGCTGTGCGTGATACGCCAGTTCTCTCAGCCAAGATCAAAGACCCACGAAGTCGCGACAGCGGCAACACAACGCTGCATAAAGTATTCGCTGGCGGTCATGTGACTGCGTGCGGTGCAAACAGCCCATCATCATTGGCATCTCGCCCGTGTCGCCTAATTCTGTGCGATGAGGTTGACCGATACCCGCTTTCTGCTGGGTCAGAGGGCGATCCAGTGTCATTGGCAAAGAAGCGATCCACCACGTTCTGGAACCGCAAGATCATCTTGGTCAGCACGCCCACAGAAAAGGGTCACAGCCGAATTGAGCAAGCCTATCAGGAAAGTGATCAGCGCAAGTATTTCGTGCCATGTCCTGACTGCGAAGAAGAACAGGTTTTGCGCTGGGCCAATGTGCATTGGGAGCAGGACAAACCACATACGTCTGTATATACTTGCGAACATTGCGGGTCATGCTGGGATGACGCAAAGCGGTTTCGTGCGATCCGATATGGCAAGTGGAAGCCCACAGCCGATGGCGATGGCAAGACCGCTGGCTTCCATCTCAGTGGCCTGTATTCACCTTGGACACCGCTTGAAGATAGTGTGCGTGACTTTCTTGCGTCAAAACGCGACCCAATGCGACTTAAAACTTGGGTCAACACGTTTCTGGGCGAGACATGGGAAGATCAAGGTGAACAGGTTGATGAGCATGACCTAATCAATCGCGGTGAAGATTGGGGCGGCGAGTTGCCAGAAGATGTGTTGCTGCTGACCGCTGGCGTTGACGTTCAGGATGACCGACTTGAACTTGAGGTGGTTGGTTGGGGCCGTGGCGAGGAAAGCTGGTCGATTGATTATCAGACCCTATATGGCGATCCATCCACTGCGCAGCTTTGGATGCAGCTAGACGAAGTGTTGCAACAAAAGTTCGTGCATCCAGTGCATGGCGAAATGATTATTCGATCAGCTTGCGTGGATAGTGGCGGTCACTACACGCAACAGGTGTATAATTACACGAGGGCCAGAGCCGGCAAGCGAGTGTTCGCTATTAAGGGTGTCGGCGGCGAGGGCAAGCCAATCGTGGGCCGGCCAAGCAAGAACAACATCGGCAAAATCAACCTGTTTCCAGTTGGCACAGATACGGCAAAGGAATTGATCTATTCGCGCCTCAAGATCGAAGAGGAAGGCGAGGGGTATTGCCATTTTCCCACAGGGCGGCATGAAGAATATTATCGGATGCTGACAGCGGAAAAGAAAGTGACTAAATACTTCAAGGGTCGGCCTCGCAGAGAGTGGGTGAAGATCAGAACGCGGAACGAAGCGTTGGACTGTAGGGTTTACGCGACCGCTGCATTGGCTATACTGAACCTAAATCTAGAGGCCGTTTACAAACAGGCGCAAAATCGTGTATCATCTGGCGAGCCTACACCCAAGAAACGCGCGAAGTTGTCGCGCCAGCGGAACTTTGTCACGGGATATTGATTAATGGCAAACCTCTTTGATGAAGCAAACGCACCAGAGGGTGAACCACTACAGATTGTGGTTGGCGACTTTCTGCAATGGAAAAAGACGCAGATTGCCAGTGATTATCCGACAGCCACGCATTCCGCTGAATATGTGGCGCGCATCACCGCTGGTGGGGCAAGCGAGATCAAGTTGGCTGCGATTGAGCGTGATACATACTATCTCTTTCAGGTTGATAGCGCGACTTCTGCTGCATTTGATGCGGGCTTCTATCACTGGCAGTTGGAAGTCACAGAAACCGCGACAGGCAACCGCATTGTGGTTGAGCGTGGTGAATTTGAGGCAATCCAAGACCTAGACATCAATGGTGCTGACCCTCGCCCACACGCTGAGATCATGCTGGACAAGATCGAAAGCCTGCTTGAGGGCCGCGCCGATGGCGATGTCAGCACATACAGCATCGCTGGCCGTTCTATCACAAAAATGTCGCCCGAAGAGTTGCTGCAATGGCGCGATTATTATCGCCGTGAAGTCGCAGTTTATCGCCGCAAGAATGCCATTGATCGTGGCAAGAAGGGCAACGCGACAATCTTAATGAGGTTCACCTGATGGGCATCTTCGACATATTCAAGCGCGATCAGGCAGACCAGATCGAAACGCCGAAGCCGTTTCGCAGCAAGCGCCGCAATTATGCGGGCGCAAATCAGGGTCGCCTGTTTGCTGACTTCATTGGCTCTAGCTTTTCTGCTGACAGTGAGTTGCGCAATGCGTTGCCTGTGCTGCGCAATCGCAGCCGTGAATTGGCGCGCAATAACGAATATGCAAAGCGTTATCTAAACCTGATTAAGACCAACGTGATCGGTGACAACGGGTTCAGCCTGCAAGTTCGTGCGCGTAATGCCGATGGGTCGCTAGATGCCGCAGGCAATACCATCCTAGAGAATGCGTTCAAGGTATGGGGCCGCAAGGGCAACTGCGATGTCACTGGCCGTATGTCATGGAAAGATGCGCAGCGTTATGTAGCTGTGGCATTAGCGCGTGATGGTGAAGCATTTGTGCGCATTCTCAAGGGCAGCAATTACCGCGATGGCATTGCGCTTGAGTTTATCGAAGCTGAGATGATTGATGACCAAAAGAATGAGACTGCCGCAAACGGCAATCAAATCCGTATGGGCATCGAAGTTGACGCGGCGCAGCGTCCAGTTGCGTATTATGTGCTGACCAGTCACCCCAATGACAGCATGGTTGCACGCGCGCAGTCCCGCAAGCACATTCGCATCCCTGCTGATCGCATGATCCATGTTTACGATCCATCGCGCACATATCAGACGCGCGGTGAGCCATTCATGGCCCCTGCAATTTCATCTATGAAGATGCTGCATGGTTATCGTGAGGCAGAACTGATCGCAGCCCGCGCTGGCGCTGCAAAGTTCGGTATTGTGACCACGCCAGATGGCGATGAGTTCACTGGCGATGATATGACTGATGATGGCGTGCCAATCATTGATATGTCGCCTGCGTCTGTTTATCAGATGCCAGCTGGGCATGACTTCAAGCTGATCGACCCAACACATCCCAATTCTGGGTTTGACGCGTTTGAAAAGGCAGTCTTGCGCGGCATCGCGTCTGGCCTCAACGTCAGCTACACCAGCCTATCAAACGATCTGACTGGCGTGAGTTATTCTTCGATCCGTCAAGGCACGATTGAAGAGCGCGACCATTACAAGATGTTGCAGAACTTCTTGATTGAGCATTTCTGTGAGCCTGTGTTCCGCGCGTGGCTTGAAAGTGCTTTGTCGTTTGGCAATATCCCAATCCCACTGAGCAAGTATGACAAATTCGCGGATAACATCCATTTCCGTGGCCGTGGCTTTGCTTGGGTTGATCCGCAGAAGGAAATCCGTGCGCAGGCAGAAGCACTGAGCAACGGCATGACATCCATGCAGGCGATTGCTGCGAATTACGGGATTGATGTTGAAGAACTCTTCCAGCAGATACAGGCCGACAAGGAAATGGCAAAGCGTTATGGCTTGAGCCTTGCCTTTGAGCCGTTTGGCGATAAGGCGCCAGCGCAGCCTGAAATCCATGGTGAAGAAGATGTATAAACCGACAGAGGGCATGAAAGAAGAAGCCCAGCGCGGGCTGGACTGGCGCAGCGAGTTTGGCCGTGGTGGGACTGAAGTTGGCATTGCCCGTGCGCGTGACATCGTAAATGACCGCAATCTGTCAGAAGAAACTGTGAAGCGGATGTTTAGCTTTTTCAGCCGCCATGAGGTGGACAAGGAAGCTGAAGGATTTCGCCCTGATGAAGATGGCTATCCAAGCAACGGCAGAATTGCGTGGGCGTTATGGGGTGGTGATCCAGCCTTCGCATGGAGCCGCCAGATTGTTGAGCGCCTAAAGGCTGAAGAAGAGCGTGCTGTGCGTCAAGATGAAGTGACCGCAGAAGTGCGCGAAGGCTTGCAGAACAAGGCTGACGAACACAATGAAACGTATGGCGACACGCCAAGCAAGCGCACCAACGTGCGCACGCTGGTTGCAGTGTTTCGGCGCGGTGTTGGCGCATATTACACAAACCCAGAGAGTGTGCGGCCAAGCGTAAACTCACCTGAGCAATGGGCTTATGCGCGGGTCAATAGCTTCCTGTATGCGCTGCGCAATGGCAAATTCAGGAGCGGCAAGCATGACACTGACTTGTTGCCAGAGGGGCATCCTATGTCTACAAAAGAGCGTGCAATGGATGAGCAAAGGCCATATCCGAATGAACACGCTGCGCGACTTGTTGAGCCAGATCAATTTGACGAATTTAGGCGTGAAGCGGATGCTGGCGGCACTGGTATTGATTTCATTTATGGCATCAAGGAAGGTGAAAGCGAAATTCAGAGCATTCGCTTTGATACAGATCGTTTCACGGCTGGCGAAGCGCGTGAATGGCTTGATGAACATGATTTCTCACCGATTAAGTTTGAAGAAGCTATTGGTGAGCGCGAAGGCACTAGCACAGAAGGTGCAGAAAATGTTACAGTCGCACCTGAAAAGATAGAGGGCCGCACCATGGAAATCCGTCACATCGTTTCTATTGAAGAAACAGAAGATGAATACATTGTGACCTTCGCTAAGAACGCTGACCACAGCGAGAGCGAAGAAGTCATGCAAGAAGAGCGTTATTCGCGCCAAGACATGGAGCGCCGCGCAGTTCACATGGACGGGAAAGCCGTTGATGAAGAAAAGCGCAGCGTGATGGTTGGCGTGTCTAGCGAAGAACCTGTTGAGCGTGACTTTGGCATGGAAGTGATCGACCATTCCCGCCAGAGCATGAACCTAGAGTTTCTGAACAGTGGCCGCGCGCCGCTGCTTCTGGACCACGACATGACCAAGCAGATTGGCATCGTGGAAAGTGTTGAACTGGACGAAGAAACCCGACGTCTGCGGGCTAAAGTGCGCTTTGGAAAAGGTGCGCTGGCTTCTGAAGTGTTCAATGACGTTCTGGATGGAATACGCCAGAACATCTCTGTTGGCTATCGCATTGATGGCCGCGTTAAGCGTGAAGGCGACCCTGATAACTATTATCGTGTTGCAACTACGCCAATGGAAATCTCGATTGTCTCTATCCCAGCAGATCAGTCAAATCTTGTTGGTGTCGGGCGGTCAGTTCCAGCTAACCCTGAAACCACTACTCAAAGGAGTGATCCCATGACTGAAGAAGTCAAAAAGGACATCGACCTTGAGGCGGCAAAAGCTGAAGCTGTTCGTGCCGCACGCAAGAATGATGCCGAAATCCTCGCCCTCGCATCGCGCCACAACAAGCGTGACCTCGGTGAGAAAGCAATCGCAGCAGGCTTGGGCGTTGACGCGTTCCGTGGTCAGTTGCTTGACGCAATCGGTGACAAGCCGCTTGATGTGAACCCAGCCGCAGTTGAAGTGTCTGCAAAAGAGCAGCGCAACTACTCCTTGGGCCGCATGATCCAAGCGCAGATCACTGGCGACTGGCGCAATGCTGGTCTTGAGCGTGAAATGCACGAAGAAATCCGCACCCGCACAGGTAAGGCTTCTGAGGGCTTCTACGTTCCTGACTTTGCTTTCCGCGCTGGCCCTCTGTCCACCGCAGCAACAGGCGCATCTGGCTCTGAGAACGTCACCGACAACTTCGTTCCTGAAGTTCATCGTGGCGACCTCTTCGTTGAGGCACTGCGCGCGCGTCAGGTAATGTCTGACTTGGGCGTGACCTACATGACTGGCTTGACCAATCGTGTGAAAATGCCAAAGTTCTCTGCTGGTGCAAACGCTGGCTTCGTTGAAGAACTCGGCGATGTTTCCGATCAGAGCCAGACCGATGCTGGTGTGACCCTTCAGCCACGCACCTTGGGTGCATTCGTTGAAATGTCCCGCCTGCTGATGTTGGAAAGCGTTCCTGCGATTGAGCAAGTTGTGCGCAATGACCTGTTGGCATCCATCGCTGACCGCATCGAATACTATGCGATCAACGGCACAGGTTCTTCGGGCCAGCCCACAGGCATCCTGAACAATGGCTCTGTGAACAACTTGGACATCTCTGCTGGCACTGACGTTGACAGCCTGACTTGGGCAGACATCGTTGCATTGGTTAAGCTGGTCGAAGAGGACAACGCCCTCATCAACCCAATGACCGCTGGCTTCTTGTCGCACCCAGCAGTGAAGGCCAAACTGGCTTCCACAGCGCGTGTATCTGGCACAGACAGCGTGTTCTTGCTCAACCAGCCTTGGGATGAGATGTATGGCTACAAAGCACGCTTCACATCCAACGTCCCAACAACGCTTGACCCCGGCGATGGCGGCAATGACGCATCGGCCCTCATCTTCGGCGACTTCTCGCAGTTGATGGTTGGCCTGTTCGGCGCACCATCCATCTTGGTCAACCCATACAGCAACGACAAGTCTGGCTCGGTTCGCATCACCATCCATCAGGAAGTTGATGTTGCACTCCGTCACCCAGAGAGCTTCGCAATCACTGACGAAGTTTCGATTGCCTGATAATACTGAGGCGGGGCTTCGGCCCCGCTTCTTCCCCACAGGAGAGTTCACATGAAAGTTGTTATCAAGCAAAAGTGTTTCACTGGACACAGCGGCAATATGTTTGCTGGCGAAGAACATGACCTTGAGGCGCGCATCGCTGAAAAGCTGATCGCACGCGGCCTCGCAGAAGAAGTTTCGGCCAAACCAAAGCCGAAGAAAGCACCAAAGAAAACCAATCGTTCGGTTGGCCTTTCTACATCTGATGTTGAGATCGTCACGCCAGAGGATGACTGATAGATGGCAATCGCCTTTCAAGATGACCTAAGCTATATGCTTGATGTGGATGATTTCGCCACAGCAGTCACCTATGATGGCGGCACGATCAATGGCATCTTCGACAATGAGACTGTGCCTGTTGACGCGGGTGGTTTTGTGCCTGTGCATGAAGAACAGCCACGCTTGACTTGCCGCACATCCGACATCCCAAGCATTGCCCAAGATCAGGTGATGGTCATTGGCGGTGTTTCGTATGATGTGAAGGCTTGGATACACGATGGCACTGGCGTGACTGTTGTGCAGTTGGAGCGTCAGTAATGGCACACGTTAGAAAGCAAATCCGTGACCGCGTGGAAAGCATTCTTGGCACTGGCGTAACGCTAGTGTCTGGTCGCGTCTATGCTTCGCGCATTTATCCGCTGACAGGCCCGCAGTTGCCTGCTGTGGCCGTTTACACGGGTTCTGAGGCATCTGGGCTTCAGACTATGGGAACACGCACTCTTGCGCGTGATATATCGCTTAATGTGGATGCTTATGTTAGAGTGACAGACACATTCGATGACGATATTGACGCATTGTGTGTGCAGATCGAAGAAACCATTGCGGCTGATTACAACCTCAATGGGTTGGTGAAGGATACTGTCTTGACCAGCACTGAGATCGACTTCGATGGCGAGGCCGAAAAGCCAGTTGGTGTGGCCCGCTTAACTTATACCATCCGATATGTTACGACTATCGGGGACGTTGAAACCGCCAGATAGGAGGCCCGATCATGGCAACGCATACTGGAAGCGAAGGGACTGTCAAGGTTGGTTCCAACGCTATCGCTGAAATCCGCTCTTTCTCGATTGAGCAAAGCGCAGACACGCTTGAAGATACGACAATGGGCGACACCGCGCGCACCTATAAGTCATCTTTGACCACATACACTGGCACTGTTGATGTGCTGTGGGATGAGACAGACACGAATGGTCAGGGTGCATTGACCATCGGTGCAGAAGTCACACTCAATCTGTATCCTGAAGGCGACACTTCTGGTGACACCTATTACACTGGGACAGCCATTGTAACTGGTCGCACAATCAATTCTTCATATGATGGGCTTGTCGAAATGTCCATTTCGGTGCAAGGTAGCGGTGCTTTAAGCGAAACAACTGTTGCCTAAACCAATGAGGAACCAAAATGAGTATTGCCAAGCGGATCGCAGCTAAACGCGCAGATCAAACCCGCGAGGTGGTCGAAGTTCCAGAGTGGGGCGAAGGGGATGTTCCTCTTCGCCTTTACTTTACGCCAGTGACCGCCCGTGACATCGAAAAAATCCAGCGCAAGCATCCAAACTTTCTGACCAACGCCACAATGGGCGCAATGGTGGATATGCTAATCATCAAATGTGAAGATGAGAATGGTGAGCCAGCATTTACGCTAGAAGATAAGCCAATCTTGATGGGTGAGCCTGTCAATGTGATTGCCAGCATCTTTGGCAAAGCGTTCAGCACGGCTGATGTCGAGGAACATGAAAAAAACTAAAGGGCGATCCATTCAGGTTCAACCTGATCGCATTGGCTTCACATCTCGGAAAGACGATTGCTGAGATTGAGGAAATCACGCTTTCAGAGTATAATGAATGGGTCGCATATTTTAACATCTTAGAGGAACGCGAAAAAAATGGCCGTTGAAAGACTTACGTTTGAGATGAACGCGGTCGGGAATGCCGTTCCTGAGATGAAGCGTGTTCAAGGTCAGCTTCAGCAGATTGACCGCACCATGACCCGCAGCACACGCGCAATGCGTGCGCAGACAGGTGGCCTGACCCGCATGACACGCGGGTTTGGCTTGCTTGGTTTGCAGGTGCAGGACGTTGCAGTGCAGGCCAGCATGGGAACAGATGCGATGCGCATTTTCTCTATGCAAGGCCCGCAAATCCTTAGCTTATTCGGCCCACTGGGTATGATCGCTGGTGCGGTCGCGGGTGTTGGTGCAGGCATTCTCATGGCGAATGGTGCTGCGTCTGATTTCTCGTTTAACTTCCAGAAGTTTGCGACAGACATGGCCCCGCTGCTTGACGCGATCAGGCCCGCGCTTGATCTGGTTGGTCGCGCGTTCCGCTTTGTTGGCGGCCTCATCGTGGATGGCTTCAACGCAATCCTAAATGGCGCAAACGTGGCGGGTGTTGTGCTTTCACACTTGCCTGCAATCGTGCGTGAGGCTTTATCTCGCATTGGCACGCGCCTGACATTGATGGGCAATAGCTTCCAGCAATTCGCCAATGAAGTGCAGTTCCAATTCCAGATGGCAATGATCGCTGTGGTCGGTGAGGTTGTCGGTGGCCTAAACTCGGTCAATCAGGCGCTTAACGAAGCATTCAGCCTGAACCTGAGAACTGACTTTGGCGCAGAAATGCTGCAAGGCATGACCGATGCGCTTGGCACAACCACTGATGAATTGGTCGTATTGCAGAACGAAGCGCAAGGGCTTCAGGATGCGTTAGACCAGCCCAATCAGGCACTTGAGGGATTGCGCACAGAACTAGGCAACATCCAGTCAATCGACATCCGCGATTATTTTGAGCAAGCCGCAGAAGCCGCTGGTGAAGGTGGCTTGTCTGGCGCTGCAAGAGAGGCAGCGGATCGCATGAAGGACTTGGGTGACACCATTTCCAAGAGCATGGAGGATGGCTTCATGTCAATCTTCGAAGGCACGAAATCCACCAAGGAAGCCTTCAAGGATATGGCAAAAAGCGTCATTGCTGAACTCTATCGCGTGCTTGTTGTGCAGCGCATGGTGTCTGGCATCACATCAACGCTTGGCGGCATGGGTGGCTTCTTCGGATCATTGTTTGGCGGCGCGCGTGCGCAGGGTGGTGCTGTGTCGGCTGGCAAGTCATATGTCGTAGGCGAGAAAGGCCCAGAGATGTTTGTGCCAAGCACATCTGGCCGTATTCAGCCTAATAACGCCATGGGCGGCGGCGGTCAGACAGTTGTGGTCAACCAGACGATCAACGTCAGCACAGGCGTGCAGCAGACTGTTCGCACCGAAATCAAGCAACTCATGCCGCAGATCGCAGAGAGTGCCAAGCAGGCAGTGGTCGATGCCAAGCGGCGCGGCGGTAGTTATGGAAGGGCATTTGCATAATGACCATATCCTATCCTAGAACCCTGCCCACGCACACTGGCATCGCGCAGATTGAACTGCGCGCAGTTAATGCTGTGGCTTACAGTCAGTCGCCCTTCACCTTTGCGGGGCAAGCACACGCTTATCAGGGCCAGATGTGGCAGGCAGATGTGACCTTGCCGCCCATGAAAACAGCAGACGCAGAGCAATGGCTTGGTTTCTTGCTGTCACTGCGTGGTCAGTATGGCACATTCTTGCTTGGCGATCCTCTGCGCACATCTCTGCGCGGCACAGCCACATCATGCAGCATCACAGGCTCATCTGGCGATAACACTGTGAGTGCCACTGTGCCAGTCGGTGAGACACTGCTTGCGGGTGACTACATCCAGCTTGGCAGCGCATCCACAGCCACACTGCACAAGGTGCTAGTGGATTACACAGGCACAGGCTCGGCGGCTGACTTGGAAATCTGGCCTGCGATCCGCACGACACATTCCGCTTCATCTGCAACCTTATCAAATGCAAAGGGCAACTTCCGCCTGTCCACTAATGAGCAAGCATGGTCGATCAATGAGGCCAGCATATACGGCATCACGTTTGGTGCGATGGAGGCTATCTGATGTCTCGCACAGTTCCCGCAGCATTACTCACAGCACTGGCGCAGGCCGAAGTGCAGCCGTTCTATGCGGTTGAGATGCAGTTTGACAGCGGCACAGTGCGCATCTGGACGGGGTATGGCGACCGCACGATTGATGGCGAAACTTACACTGGCGCAGGCACATTGCTGAATATCGAAGGCTTGGGCGAGGTTGCTGATCTGTCTGCCAAGTCAATCACAGTGTCACTCAGTGGCGTTGCAGCATCACTTGTATCATTGGCCCTGCAAGAGCCATACCAGCGCCGCAAGTGCCGTGTGCTTTTTGGTGCGGTTGATGTGGCAGAGTTTGTCGAAGTGTTTAGCGGTCAGTTAAACACGATGCAGATCGAAGATAGCGGTGAAGATAGCACCATCTCAGTCTTGGTTGACAGTAAGTTGGTTGAGTTAGAGCGCGCAAGTAATCGCAGATATACAAGTGAAAGCCAAAAGGCGCGCTTCGCTGGAGATACGTTCTTCGATTATGTGAGTGCTATTCAAGACGCGGAGATCGTATGGGGTCGCAAAAGCAGCTAAACGATTATCTGCGTGAAGTGAAGGATAAGCCTTTTCGCTGGGGTGAGCATGACTGCTTCACGTTCAGCAATGCGGCTTTTCAAGCCTATCACGGGTTTGGCTATGCCGATGACTGGCTTGGCCGATACATGAAAGATGGTGAGCCAATGCTGCCATCTAGGTTGCGTGTTGAGTTTGGCGCGATTGATTTTGATGAGGCGATTGAGACTAAGCTGAAGCCAATCGACTATGTGCCGCCCAAGGGTGCGTTATGCGCGACCAAGAAAGCGGAAAAGTGGTATATTGGCTATGCGCTTGGCATCAGCGTTGGCACAAAGGCGGCGTTTCTTTCGGCGCGTGGTGTGTTATATTTGCCGCTAGAAGATGTGACTAAAGCGTGGGTTCCCAAATGAAAAATCAGCCATTCAACGTATTAAGACACGCGCAATGGGAT